GAATAAACATGACAACCGATAATGAACCAGAACTCCAACTGGATCTAGAACCTCTTGAGAATGAGACAAAACAAGACGATATCATTGTTGCAGAGGTAAAAGAGCCAGAAAAAGAGCCATTTAGCGGTCCTCAAGCAGAATTAACCGTTGAAGATGGCATTAATGAATTAAAAGCACGGCTTGAAGAAGAGCGTAAAGCTCGAGAAAACGCTGAACGCCGTGCCAATGAGGCAACGGAACGCTTTGCGGCCGCTCAAAACGATGTCAACGATACCAATTTACGGTTAATTGATAGTGCAATTGACACCGTTAAACGCAATACGGACATTTTAAAGCAAAATCTTCGTGATGCCTTGTCTGTTGGCGACTATGATGCTGCTGCCGACATCCAATTAACGATGACAAAAGCAGAATTGGATCTTCGTGATCTTGTAAAAGGCAAAATGCAGGCAGAACAAGCTGCAAAAGCGCCTGTGCGTCCCGCCTATGCGTCCAATGACCCCGTAGAAGCGTTTGCATCCCAATTAACCCGCGAATCAGCGGAGTGGATTAGGGCGCATCCTGAATATGCCAAGGATGAAACGCTTAAAGCAGACATGATTGATGCCCATAACTCGGCCGTACGCCGCGGTATCAAAGCTGATACGCCTGAATACTTCCAATATGTTGAACGCAAGTTGGATATACAGCCAGCCCGTTTACGTGAACCGGAACCAAGTGCCATGTCAGAGGCTTCTGCCCCTACCCAACGGCGTTCTGCACCCCCAGCGGCCCCAGTGTCTCGTTCTGGCAGTTCTGGAAGCACAAACCCCAATTCCAATGTTGTCAGGCTTACAGCAATTGAGCGGGAAACCGCCCGAGACCTTGGCATGACCGATCGTGAATACGCATTATCAAAACAAGCCCTTCTCCGTGAAGGTAAAATAGCAGGTTAGGAACAACCATGAGAAATATCGCTGAAGAAAAAAAAGAACGGCCACCTATTCGGCCAACGGCTCGTCCAGAAACAAGCGAAGGTACTGATGTTGCATCAGAAAGTCCCCGTGAACGGGCGGCAAGACGTGCGGCAGAACTGCGTGGGCATAACAATGCCAATTTAGACGAAGGTATAGACAAATTTGCCACCCCTACCCCGCCAGATGGATGGTCATATGAGTGGAAAATGAAGTCGGTTATGGGATGGGAAGACCCATCGCACTACAACCGAATCACTATTGGTGGTTGGGAACCCGTCGAATCATTTAGACACCCTGAAATGATGCCCAAGGGCTATGCGGGGTCTATCGAACGCGAAGGTATGGTCCTATGCGAACGTCCTTTGGAAATCACCGAAGAGCGCAAACACCGCGACTATCTAAATGCCCGTCAACAGGTACAAATCAAGCAGGGCCAGTTGGATCCAAAGGGTAAAGGCGGTCTTATTAGCCGCGAAGACGCTCAGATTGCTCCAAAGATTAAGAGCAGTTATGAGCCTATGCCAATACCAGATTGATTTGGGGGCTTCGGCCCCCTTTTCTTTTGGTTTTTTTTCTGTAATAATATGTTTCCTCTTCCCCCGGCGTGGAAGGGTTGATCTTTAACCTGTTTCTAAATCGCCCCGGCGCGCGATGATTGGAACTCTCTGAAAGGAGAACCCGTCATGGCGAACACTTTTGCGCCCTACGGATTTTTACAATATCAGGGTGGTGCAGGCGGCGCTCCAACGTTCGCACAATCCGCTCGTCGTATTGCCGCTGGTAATACAACCGCCATTTTCACTGGTGACCCAGTACAGCCTGTAACCTCAACCGCTAACGGCTACATCACGCAGGCAACTGCAGGTGGTTCGGTTCAGCTTGCTGGTATCTTTGTTGGTTGCCGTTATCTCTCCACATCGCTTAACCGCGTTGTCTGGTCAAACTATTGGCCGGGTTCGGGTGCAACGGGTGACGTAGAGGCTTATGTCATTGACGATCCTAACTCACGTTTCGTTGTTCAGACTTCGGGCGCTGGCTTCCCTGTAACGGGTACGGCTACCTCACAGACTTCTGGCATCCAAGGTCAGCTTGTCACGTTTGCTTACTCTTCAACGGGTGCAACGTCTGGTAACGCCAACGGTGGTAACAACCTTAGCGGCCGCTCAACGGCTTATGTAAACGCTACGTCCACCACAAATACCTCGCCCTTCATCGTTGTCGATTATGCTGTTTCCCTCGGAAACGGTGGAGATCAAACCACTCAGTATTGCAACTTGATTGTTGGCTTCAATAACGAAGTCTGGCGTTCAAACGCTGCTAATACCGGCATCTCGTAAGGAGTAGACTTCCATGGCTGTTAATCTCTCACAGATCCGTGACCTTCTCCTTCCCGGTCTCCGTGGCGTAGAAGGCAAGTACGAGATGATCCCATCTCAGTACGACAAGATCTTCACGAAGCATGAATCAAAGATGGCCCTCGAACGTACCGCTGAAATGCGTTACCTCGGTTTGGCCCAGTTAAAGACCGAAGGCGGTCAGACTGCATTTGATTCGGGCGCTGGTGAACGTTTTGTGTTTAACCAAGAGCATACGGAAATTGCACTCGGCTACGCAATCACCCGTAAAGCTATCGACGACAACCTCTACAAGACCCAGTTTACGCCTTCAAACCTCGGCCTGATCGAATCTTTCCAACAGACCAAGGAAATCTACGGCGCAAACATCCTGAACACGGCACAGACTTATAATGCTGCAGTTGGCGGTGACGGTGTTGCACTTTGCTCCACTTCGCATCCGATCGACGGCAACACGGTAGCCAACACGCCAACGACCCAAGTTGACCTCAACGAAGCCACCTTGTTGAACGCAATGATTGCGATCCGCACGAACTTCCGCGATCAGGCTAACTTGAAGGTCTTCGCTCGTGGCCGTAAGTTGATTGTTCCTCCGCAGTTAGAACCAGTTGCGATCCGTCTTCTCAAGACTGAATTGCGTCCGGGTACTGCAGATAACGATGTCAACGCGATCATGACAACGGCTGGTGGCTTGCCAGAAGGCTATATGGTCAACGACTTCTTGACCTCGTCTTATGCATGGTTCTTGCTCACGAACATTGATGGTCTTGCCTATATGGAACGCATTAAGTTCGAAACAGACATGCAAGTCGATTTTGTCACTGACAACTTGCTCGTCAAAGGCTATGAGCGTTACTCGTTCGGTTACTATAACTGGCGTTCGATTTACGGTTCATTCCCAACCTCGTAAGGAGAAGGCACCATGGCTAATACTGCATTCTCCGGTCCATTGGTTGTATTTGGGCAAAACCCAAGCAGCCCTTCGGATTACAATCCAGATATCGGTGGTTCTTCCCTGTTTTATGCAGGGACGGGCCTTCTTGATCCGCGCACACCATTCACATTTTTCCCCGGCGAAGCACAGTCGGCGGTAGATTATGGTTGGCTTGGTTCGGGAAACATTACTACTTTGAGTGCAGTGCCTTATTCGGCAGCTGCGGCAGCTATTGTTGCCTCGGCCAACCCTACAAGCGCAACGCTTTCATTGGTTACTTCTAGCTCCTCAACAACGGGTGTGTATTACAACAATACAAACTTTGTTCGTTCAGATACTGGCGCGACTGATACGGTTTTAGTACTTGATGCTTATGCATCTGTTACTGGCTCGTTCAGCAATGGTGTGTTAACGGTCACAGCCTCTTCCAGCCAAATGCCAATCGGCCCCGGTATGGTTGTGCTGACGACTTCTGGTACGGTTTCGCAAGGAACTGCAGCAGGAACTCAGATCGTTTCGCAGCTTACGACAACTAGTACTTATTCCTCAGTTTCTCAGGGAACAACGGGTACTTATCAGACAAATGGCAATCTGACGGCAACTTCTGGTACGGTTACTTTGGCCTATCAGAACGTCCAACAGTGCGCCGTGCCAAACAATGGTCAAACGCCAAGCCAAGGCAATTGGAGTCCACAAGCTCTTCTTGGCCGCGCAGTGAGCATTACGGCGGCAGCAAGTGCTACATACGCAACTGCAACGGTTAACGGCTACGATGTCTACGGATATCCAATGTCGGAAGCCATTACGATTACGGCGGGTAGCGCAGTCAATGGCAAAAAGGCGTTCAAATATATCAAGTCTGTGGTGCTTTCGGGCGGTACGGCTGATACGACCCACGCTTATTCCGTTGGTACTGCTGACGTGTTTGGTCTTCCACTCCGTTCGGATACGTTCGGCGATATCATTGTTAACTCGGCTAGTTCGCTGGTTGCCTCGACATTGATTACCGCTGCTACGAACTATCTTCCAGCTGATCGCACTACGCCTTCGGCAACTACGGCGGACGTTCGTGGGACTTTTGCTGCTACTTCAAGCAGCGGAGCCAACAAAATTACTATCCGTCAGTCGCCACAGTCCTACATGACCGCAACACCAGTTACGGGTTTGTACGGCTTAACCCAGTACTACAACTTTTAAGGAGTGAACCATGAAGGGTCACAAGGCACATCACCATATGCACGGTGGAAAAGCCCATCACTATGGGCATGAAGTGCATCACAAACACCCTCGTGCGGCTCACGCCAAGGGTGGCCATGTCATGCATCATGACGTGGAGTCGGACATGGAAGGCCACTTCGCTGACGACGCAGCGCCAAAAGAAGTTTACGCAGGCAAAGGTTCCCACGTTGAAATGGAAGCCAAGAAGCGTAAGCATGGCGGTAAGGCAAAGCACCACGTTGGTATGGCTATGGGTAAAATGGCTCATCACCGCGGCGATCGTAAGCCACGCAAGGCAGGCGGTCGTGCATCGGATATGAACCCATTGTCCTCGGCAAATCCGGGTAAAGAGCCAAAGGCTCATCACTCGTACGAGCCAGAACACGATTAATAAGTTGGGGGCGAAAGCCCCCTTCTTCCCTTTTTGGAGTTTAAAATGACTGCTGCTTGGACACGCTCTGAAGGTAAATCACCATCTGGTGGACTTAACGAACGTGGTCGTCAATCGGCCCGTGCCGAAGGTCATCATTTAAAAGCACCAACGAAGGATAAAGATAATCCCCGTCATGATAATTTTTGTGCTAGAATGACTGGCATGAAACGTAAAATGACGGGCTCGGCCAAGGCTGCCGATCCTGATAGCAGGATTAATAAATCACTTCGTAAGTGGGGATGTTAAATGGCCGAGAAGCCTTTTTGGGATAAAGATCTGCCCAAGGGACACCACACAAAGCACTTGTCGCATAAACAAGAGCAAAGTGCTAAAGCTAGAGCTAGGGCGGCAGGACGGCCATACCCCAACTTAGTAGACAACGCCGCTGTGGCAAGGAAGAAGGGTAAATAAAATGCGTCCTGTAATTGTTATTTGCGGTCCATATGCTGCGCCAAGCGCAACAAATATTCGTACAGCTTCCTCTATTGGGGCGGCTGGTACGGTTACTTTAAACGGTTCATTGGTTTCGGGCGGTGTTGCTACGTTAGATCAGCCGCGTCGTGTGTTGTTTACGTCGGCCGGTAACGATAGCGGTATTACATTTACGGTG